CGGGACCGGCTGCTTATCCTGGTCGTTGGTTTGCACGATGATGCGAAAGCGCTTGGCCTTCTTGTCCTCGCCCGGAGCTACTGCCTCAGTAGCACCCGCCGGCGCGGGATCGTTGCCGCCGGTGGTGCCCAGCGTCTCGTTGATCCGCTTGCGCAGCGTCTCGTCCTTGGTGTTGCCCTGGAAGGACACGCCCAGGTCGGTGGCCACCTTTTCCAGCGTCTCGCGGTCGGCGGTGTCGATGTTCAGTTCGTCGCTCATGCTCGATACCTCACGGTATGTCGGTCATTGAAAAGCCCCGGCGGTGGCCGGGGCTTCGATCACTGGCTCAGGCCAGCGTCAGGGGGTTACTCCAGGTTGGAGGCGGCCACTTCGAGGCGCGCACCCCAGCCCTCGTTGAGGATCTTGGCGACGAAGTAGGTCTTCCAACCGACATAGCCGCGCTGACCCAGCGGGTCGTCCTTGGTCTTGGTGTCGGGGTTGAGCACCGACGGCTTGATGGCGTTCTTGCCCTTGAGCGGGATCAGGCCGTAATACTCCTTGCCGATGTAGACCACCGGGTACACGTCCGCCTGGCCAGGGCTGCCGCCGCTGGTGGACACGACGCCGTTGGCAGTCGGATCGCCGCCGGCGTCCTCCCAGTTGGTCAGCATCGGGCTGAGGATATAGCGCACGTCCTCGACCTTGCCGATCTCGTAGGGCAACGCCTTCATCGAGCCGTACTTCTCAGTCGGCACGAAGTTGGTCATGTCGCGAATATCGGCCTCGAGGTCGGTGTGCGCGAAGGCGATGAACGCCGCGTCTACAGGCTCGGTGGAATAGTTCGGGCTGGCCGACACCATGCTGGTGACTTTCTTGGCCCGGTTGCCCTTGAGGGAGCGGGTGATCGCGCGCTGCTTGGACAGGGTGATCGCGCTGTTCACGTCCGTACGGCTAGAACCGTTGGCGTAGAAAACGTTGGTCCCGGCGCGCAGGGTGCCCCAGGTTTGCAGCTCGATGGTTTCGGCGGCCTGCTCACCACACAGCATAGAGGCGTCGGACAGCACCGGATCTTCGGCGAGGTCGTTGACGTAATCGGTGATCTCCACCACGTCGCCCCACTGCTTGATCTGGACGGTCACGTCCTCGTAACTCATCTGGCGAGCGGTCGGCGTAACGCCCTCAGTCAGCGGGGTCGTCACCGCCGGGAAGGGCACCGGGCGGCGGAACTTGACGGTATCCGCCTTGTTCTTCGGCAGCGGCTTGCTCTGGCCGAACTTGGAGAGCACCAGAACGGGCTCAGCGTGGGACAGCATCTCGGTGGCTGCCCAGGCAGCGGTACGCTGCGAGATTGCACCATAATCGGTGGTTGCCATTGCTCAGTACCTCGCGGTCTTAGCGCGCGGCCTTCTTGGCCGCATAGTGGTCGAAGGCGGCATCGAAGTCTTCCGCTACCTGCCCCTGGCGGGGGCGACCCCGGCGTTGCGGGGATTGGGCTGCGGCAAGACGTTGCTGCCGTTTGTCGGGTGTGCCGTTGTGGCTGTCAGCGCCCCCGCTGGCTCCCGTCTGCGCCCGGTACATATCCAAAAGCGCGGCAGCTTCTGCGGCGTCCTCGGAATTGACCAAGCCCTGCAGGGACTGGGGTTGCTGGTTGAGCCATTCAGCGAACGCCGGCGCAGCGACCACCTCCTCCCAATCAGGATGACGGGCTGAGAGCGCGTCCTTCTGAACCTGGAGGTGCTGTTCCTGGGCCTGTTGCTGGATGGGTTCCACAGTCGATCGCATCTGCGCGACCTCCTGCTCGAGCTGCGCGTACTTCTGCCGGTCTGCATCCAGACGGGCCTCTAACGCGCGCGCCATGTCGGGGAAGTCTTCCTTGAACTCTTCCCAGCTATCCAGGCCCATGGATTCGGCCATGTCCTGGCGTTGCTGGTTGTCGCCCTGGTCGGCTTGCCCGCCATGTGAGGGTTGCTGCTGCGGTTGGCGGCTTGCCGGGGGCTGCTGGCCACCGGCTTCGCGCTGCTGCATCTGCCGCTGCAGCTCGTTGATCTGTCGCTGGTAGGCGCCCAGGCGCCCCCGCTGGCTGGCCTCGCTATGGGCCAGGCGATCCAGGCGCTCCTTCATCTGGCGCTCGCGGGGCGTCAGGTCGTCATCTTGATCCTGACCACCGGCGCCCTGGTCGCCGCCTGCCGCGTCGTCCTGATCGTCGTCCTGATCGTCGTCCTGGTCGTCGTCGCGGTCGTCGTCGCGGTCCTGGTCGCCGCCCTCGAAGTCGCGGTCGGTGTCGTGGCTATCGGCCCCCTCACCGCCGGCGTACTCATCGAAGGCATCATCGAAGCTGGTGTCGTCCTGGTCCTGCGGCTCGCGGTCGAGCGGCTGGTCGTCGGTCTGCATCTAGCGGTTCTCCCGAACGGCTGTGGCGCCTCACGGCGCGGATCTGCCCGAAGGCTGGGCATAAAAACCCCGCTCGATGGCGGGGCGTGGTGAAAGCGGGGTGAATCAGTTGGCCCGGCGGGCCTTGGCTTCCAGTTCCAGTATCTCGTCCATGGCGCGGATCACTCCGCGCAGCCGGTCGTCGCCACCAGCACGAGGGCTGCCCTGAATCAGATCGTCGACGGCCTCCTGGCGGCGCTGCTTAGCCTGGTCGGCCACGACCTTCCACGTCAGGCTATGCGGGTCGATGTCAGCCATAACTGTCGAATCCTTGCGCCATGTTCTGCTCGCGAGCCAGGCGGTCGTTCTGCTGCTCGGTGAGCTGGGCGGCGGCCTTGTCGCGCTCGGTCTGCAGCTTAGCGGCGGTCTTCTGCATTTCGTTCTCCAGTTTCTGCGACTCGATGCCCAGCTTGGCCTCCAGCTGTGCCATGGTTAGCCCCTGTTTGAGGGCCAATTCCTGGCGATCCTTCTCCTGCCGGGTCTGCAGCTCGGCGGCCTTGTACTGCTGCTCCCACTGCTGCTGCTGGCTCTTGAGCTGCAGGTCGCTCTTCTGCTGCTGGGCCTTGAGTTGCAGCTCCTGCTGCTTGAGCTGCAGCTCCTGCATCTTGATCTGCGTCTCGGGGTCGGGCTGGCCCTGCTGCTGCTCGGCCTTCTTCAGCTCCTCGTCCGACTTGACGATGGTTTCGGTGGGCACCTGCATCGAGCGCAGGATCTCCTGGTAAAGCCCCTTCCAGTTGGTCATTTCGGCGAACAGCGGATTGTTGCCGGCCACCTGGGACAGCATCATCAGCTTCTCTTGCTGCTCCTCGCGGGCTACCAGCACCGTCGAGCCTCGGGCCACCACGTCGAAATCGCCTTTGATCTCGGCACGGTCGGTGTAAAGCATGTGAAAGTCGTAGAAGCGGCGCACCGTGGGGGTGGTGATGCCGTCATCGAAGTTCTTGACCGCCGAGCGCAACACGATGTTCGAGTTGTTCATCAGCATCTGCATGCCGCCCTTGGTCTGAGCGCCAGGGCCACCACTGACTCCTTCGCCCTGCAGCAGGATCGGCAGGTTCGTCTCCACGTCGGCCAGCTGCTGGGCGGCCTGAAAGATGGCGAACAGATCCGACTGGCGGCTGGGAATGTCGAACACAGAGAAGGCTTCGTTCACCGGCGCCTCGCCGGTCGCCTCCCACACCTTGCGGGCTGTGACGGTATAGTTGCCGTCTACCGGCGTCACCGCGCGCTTGTTGATGACCACCTGGGGGCCGGAGGAGACGCCGGCGTTGTCCATCATCATTCGCCAGGCGGCATTGACCACGCGTTGCGGGTGGCGCATCAGGTAGGGAATGCCGAAACCAAAGATGCTGGAGCGATCCGTCTCCCAGTTGAAGACCGAGTAAGGCAGGTCGTTGGTGTCCAGCGGATTGATCGCTGCTTTAACGACGTGCTTGCCAACCATTAGCACCGTACCGGTGTACTCGATCAGCGGATCATCATCGACCTCACAGCCACAGCTGCGCAGCTCGTCTTTATCCAGCGGCCCCCAGTATTCCCACAACTCCCAGCGGTTGTCGGTGGCCACGGTATCGACGCCGGTGATGGCGCGCAGATCATCGCGGCGATCCTGGCCGATATGGTGGCCGTCTTCGTCCTCCAGTGCCTTGCGTAGTTGGCCCTCGATCACGCCAGGTAGATCGGCCAGCTCGCGCAGCTGCTTGCGATTGATGAGCTTGCGCTCGAAGACGAACTCGGCCTCCTCCATGGCGCAGGCGCTCATGTCGGGGAAGAAGTCCCAGGGATCGACGCGCTCGACGCTGGGGCTGAACTCCTCCTGCACCTCCATGATGCTCTGGCCGGTAGAGGGGTCGGTCTGCCAGGCGCGGCGGGTGCGATTGACCACCACCGGCCCCTTGAGGATGCCGGTGCCCAGCTTGCAAGCGTCTTCGATCACCTCGCGGGCCTTGGCGTTGTAGCCCGCCTCGGTGAAGTCGTCCTCGATCTGCTGCTGCATCTGGCGCGCCGCTTCATCGACACGCTCCTGTTCGTCGCCTCGGCCCGGCTGCATGCCGGGCTGTGGCATGGCGGGCTGATTGCCCATCGCACCCTGCATGGCCGCCTGGCTGCCCATTCCAGCAGGCATCCCGGCCTGCTGCATGACCTCGTTGGCCTTGCTAGTAGCCGGCACCGGGGTCGGCGAGACGCCAAAGTTGGCCTCGTCGTTGGGCAGCAGCATGTCGGACAGGCGTGCAATCCCGGCCCGCGTCTTGTTGCGGGTGATGTTGACGTAGACCTGGGAACCCGCCATTTCCTTCATGCGGGCGATCTCGTCGGGCGTGTACTCGCCGTGATACTGGCGCAGATCCTCAAGCCAGCGGCGCTCAATCTGATCGCGGGCGGTCACCTGCTCATGGGCCAGCTTGTGCAGCTTCTGCCCCAGGCCGGAGAGGGTTTCCTCCTCGGCCTGGCGGTCGGCCTCCTTCTGCTCGGGATCGTCCTGCTCACCCTGCATATCGGCGGCATCAGGATCGGTGTAGTCGTCGTCCGGCCTCACGGCGGTCGATGTCTTGCGCATGTCAGTATCCTGCGGTCAGGTCGCCTGGTTGGCGTGCCATGGTGGAGCGATCCACCGGGCGCGTGGTGGCGTGCTGCAGCTTCATCACCAGGTAGCGGGTGGCATCCATCAAGTGATCGTTCTCTTTCACCACCTTGCCCTTGTCATCGCGGCGATAGAGGCGATACTCGCCGAGCCAGTGCTGCAGGGTGCTGAACACTTTGAGCCGCCCCGTCGAGAGGCGATCCAGCACCTCCATCAGCCCGGCCTCCACGCTCTTGTCGGCGCGGATCAGGTTCAGCCCCTCGTCTTCGTAGAGGGTCATAACTCGCTTGCCGTCTGACTGGTTGGTGCCGGCGTAGTCGATGATTCCCGGTATCCAGCTACCCCGCATCTTGATGCTCTTGGCGTGGACCGTGGGCTCGGCTTGGCCCCGGTAGTGCTCGCTGTACAGGTAGAGGGTGTCGGTGTCGCGGTCGATGGCGCCCCAGATCCCGGCGGTTTTCTTCCAGCCCACGTCCAGGCCATAGGCCCGGTGCCACCAGTCGGGCAGCTGGAATGGATCGCACACGATGTCTTCTTCCGGCACCGGGAAGATAGCGCCGCTACCCAGGGTCGGAATGCCTTTCATGCGGGCCTCAAGCTGGTGGGGCGATATGCCATGGCTCATGTCCTCGATGTCCTGCTGGGAAAGGTGCGGCGCATCCTGCCAACCGGCTTGAACGACATAACGGCTCATGCCTGGGCGGGATCTTTGACCGTGAACTCGGCGCCGGCGATGGTCAGCACCTGGCCGTGGTATACGCTCGGGTCGATCTTGCGGGCGATACGGATGGCCAGGGTGCCCTGGCGGATACCGCGCTCGCGCACCATGTCAGCGATGCGCTGGGTCATGTGCTGGTTGCGGCCCTGCTGGAAACGTGCCGATGCCGGTGGCATGTCCATGCCGGCGATGGCGCGCTTGGCGCTGGCCATCACCTCGTCCGAGGTCTTCGCGGCGGTCTTGCCCGCCCGCCGGGGCTGCTGGGTAACCTGAGTCATACGGGCTCCTGGGTGTGCTTGGATTCAAGGAAGCTGACCACCAGCTCGGTCAGGCCCGACAGCGGGGTGAAGGTCATCAAGACGATGCCGTGGGTGGTCATGGTGCGGATCAGCGCCTCGTCGTAGACATCCTTGGGCACCTCCTCATCGAGCCACACCACGTCCATTTCGGTACCCTGGAAGATCCGCCGGCCCTGGTCATACGAGCGAAGCATCAGCCGCGACCATCCGCCGCTTGCGTGCTTAACGCGGATCTCCTCGTAAAGGTTGGCCACGCCACGCGCCGGTGTCGGCTTGCCCAGGCAGTCGCGGGGGATTAGGCCGGTGCCGAACTCCTCGGTGTCCCACAGGCCGCCCAAGAGCTTCCACTGGATGATGTCGCGGGTGGTCTGGCTGGTGTCACCTGCCGCCAAGGCCGTGATCGGCTTATCAAAGTGCCTGCCCTCCCACCAGTCGGGATACTGCCCGGTGAGGTGGTAGCTCATCTCGCCGCCACCGGCGATGGTCTTGCCAACCCGGTTGCCGGCCATGAACAGCCGTTCCTTGTGGAAGGCACCGGCGCGGAAGAACTCCATGTGCTTGGCGTACAGTTCTCGCCGAAGCGGCCCGGTGTCGGGAAACAGCTGGTGGATCAGGTTGTAGCGGCGGCGGCGAGCCTTCTCCTCCAGCAGTGCCAGGTAGGCGCGTTTCTGCTCCGGCGTCACTGCTCACCCAGTTTCTTCTGCATGGCGATTATCTTGGCGTCCAGCTCTTCATCGCTCAGGTGCTGCTCGGCTGGCTTGTCGTCGTCCTCTAGGTCGAGTCCGTAGCTCTCGCGCTCCATGCGCACCACGCGCTCCAGGGCTTGAGTGCCGGCGGACAGGCTCTTGCCGATGTAGTCCAGCGGCACGTCCACCTCGACCACATCGCCGGTTTTTATCTGCACATCAATCTTGCCTTTACTCACCTGCTCCTCGAGCAGATCGGCATAGCGATCGGTGATGCCTCGCCAGCGCTCTAACTGTGAGCGATGCCCCTTTACGACAGCGGCATTGTAGGTCGCCGCCTCCTCCACGATGGCTCGGTCATCGCCATCAAGAGCGGCCAGCGCCTCGTCAGATAGCGTGCCGCGCACCACCTTGTCGCGGGTTCGTTGCTGTACCGGGCCGGTCAGGTCGCGCTTCCATTCACCCTTGCTGGCCTGCTTGCTGATCTGCGAACGGCTCGGGCCGTGCATATCGGACAGCTGAGCCAGGGAGTAGCGACCGGTGCGGTAGTCGCGCTCGATAGCCTCCCAGTCGAAGCGCTTGCGGTTACGGTTAACGGTCATGGCATTACGCGGACCTCACGGCCGGCGCCTCCATTAAATAGGGTGATGCGGCAGCCGGGCTCTCACCGGCTCGCGGTCAGGCAGCGGTCACATGACGTACCCGTCGCAGGCTCCTCTGCGCAGTACCGCATCAAAGTGCCAGGCGTCTCACGACGTGCCGGCGGGGTGGGCGGCGCCTCACGGCGTGGCCCTATCCCCGTGGGGATTCGGTCAGGCTACTTCTGTGTAGCCGTCATCAAAGACATGCTTGGGCGACCAGGATTCGTAGTGATCCTCGGTGCCACGGTTGTAGATGACTAGATAACCCTCGGCATTAGGATCGCCGTGGGGAGGCTTGGCCATGCGGTCTTCCGCGCTGACCTTCGCGTAACGAGCAAAGCCGCCCAGCGTCATCGGCGTGGCATGCACGCGCTTATGGGACTGGTATAGCTTCATGCTTCCCCCATCAATGTCAGGTACAGATCGCGAATGCCTCGTGCGTCGTGCAAGGCGTTGTGCGGCACCGCTGAATCGGCATCGAGGTCGCGGCGGATCTCCATGGTCAGCGGCGGCGTGTTCACCCGCAGGCCTGGCCCAATGATCAGCGACTCGGTGAAGTGCTGGATGTCCTCGGGCCAGTCGGCAATGACATGCACCGCCTCATAGGGCGCAAGGAACTCGGCGAGGCTGTAGCTGAAGGCTTCGCGATCCAGGCACTCGACCTCGCCCAACACTGGCACCACGTTGTCTTTCACCCAGCCATTGATAGGCTCATACAAGGGGACCGCCTTGTACCACTCACGGCCATCGATACCGACCAGAGCCATGGTGATCAGCGCACCCTTGAAGCTGTTGAACTCGCAGTCGATGAAGACCTCGACAGGCTTCTTGCGGTAGTGGGGCATAATCACTTTCCTCGGTGGTAGATAAGGCCAAGTAGGAACACCGCCACATACAGGCGCGCTACCCACCAGGCGGCGAGGTTGCGCAGAGACTGTCGAGCATGGCGGCCTGTTCGTCGGCATAGGCCCACAGTCCATTGAGGTAGCGCTCTAGGGTCCGGTAGTCGGTATCTCCTAGGGCATCCCATAGCTCGCCTCGCTCGATGATGGGTAGGGCTGGCTCGTCCGGGGGCGAGCATTGCGGGCGGATCTCGATGGACCGGGTAGTGGTGCAGCCGCTACCGGCGAAGATTGCCAGTAGGGCGCTTAGTGTCAGGGCGGTCGTCGTCTTCACGCTGCACCTCGGCGGATTGCTGTCGGGAGGCCTGGGCTGCCTTGCGGGAGGCCTTTTCGACTTCCCGAGTCGCCTCACTGGCCTGAAAGCGCACCTTGGCAGCCTTGGCCTTTTCGCGAGCACGGTCACGCTGACCCATGACTAACATCAGGGCGGCGGACAGGAAGCCCAGGCCGGCCAGCAGCCAACCCCAGATCTTCATGAGAACCCATGCTGCTTAATGACCCGAGCCACGGCGGCGCCGATGGCCACCACGGCAGAAGCGCCGGCAAAGACGCCATCAGGCACCAGGCCTTCAAACAGCGGGAGCGATGCCTCGGCGGCGCCCAGGGCGGCAGACACAACCGCCAGGCGGATGCTCCACAGCTTGGCCGCTTGGCGGGACTCAGGGATCAACTTCATGATTTGCCACCTCTCACACGATCAGCCGCCGCCATCAGCAGCACATCGATGCTGCGCGGGCCAAGCCAGCCACACACCACACCAACGGCAGACGATGGCCAGCCCGCAAGATCGAAATAAACGTTGATCCCAGCGGCAACCGAGACCATGGCGATCAGCGCAGGGACGTCGAGCCACAGCCGGCGGGTGATAAAGCGCCGCCGCTGACCCGATTGCACCTCATGGGCGATCTTTGACAGCAGGCCGATCATGACCGCGAACCCCACAGAGACAGCTAAGAGAGCGTCTTCCCACCAGATCGAGGCAGTGTCCAGCAGCGCTTGCCACCAGCTCGCGTCCTTCCATGGCATCAAGCGCCTCCTGTGACTGGTTGCCGCGCCGCATCGGCGATCACCCGCGCCACTTCCCGAGCCAGGCCACGCTGGCCGCCCAAGAAGGACGCAAGATCACGCTTATTGGTCAGGAAGAACAGCTCGACGATGATGCCTCCGCCGTCAGAGACGAAAGCCAGGCGGCTATGCTGGCCGCTGCCTTCGGGCTTAGCGCCACGATTGTCGATGCCCAAGGTGTCGGCGATAGTCGTGCACAGCCGCTCGCCCAACGGGTAATGCTCGGGACGGGACAGCGTCTCAACGCCAGTGGCGTCCGGGGTGGCGGCGTTGCAATGAAACTCGATGGCAAGATCAGCGCCGGCGGCGATCTTTACGGCATCACGAAGCGGCAGGTTCTCTCGCCCCTCGCCGTCGATGCAGTGGCGAATGCCCTGCTCGTCGAGCGCCTGACTGACCAGGCTGCGAAAGCCAGTGACCAGATCCGCCTCAGTGTAACCGTTAGCCTCTGCGCCGGGAGTGGCGTCAGAATGCCCGGCAGAAACCATCACCGTCTGGCGCTGGGGTGGCGCGGCTGGGATGGCAGCAACCTCATCAATCCAACGCATGAATAACTCCCTGCTGTCTCACGACAGTAGAAACAGAAAGGCCCCGCCAGGAACTGGCAGGGCCCAGAAATGCGAAAGGCCCGCCATGTGGCGAGCCTTGTGAAGTTGGCGGCTGTTAAGTGCGCAGCACGCCCAGCCTATCGCTATATTAGCGTCCATCCCGACACCAATCAAGCAGCCGCTGATACTTTCTCCTCGGCCAGCCACTGGCGCAGCTTATTTCGTGCCCTACGGGCGGCGACCTCTAGGGCCTCGACCGAATCGAACAGCGCTACCCGCTCTGCCATGCCGATCTTGCGAAGCAAAAACGCCTGCCTCTCCACCATCTGGCGGGCAGTCACCATCCATACGCTTTCTCCCAACTTGTCGGGACGGATCCGCGCTGCCTGCAGCAGCATCGCCGCCGCCTGACGCCGAGGCAGTTGATCCAGTATCCAGCTGCAGGCCCGGTGCCATTCGCTGTCCGGTCGGTAGCGCTCGGCGGCCAGCATTGCCTGATCCACGGCCTTGCCGCTACCCGGCATCGGTAAGTTTCCCGTCACGCTGAACGGCTGATAACCCACACTGTCGTGCCGGCGAACCATCTGCAGCTCGAGCATGGTGTCAATCAGCCGGCTCACCGCCGCATCCCGAGCCGCCGAATCCGTCGCCGCGGCCTCGACAACAGCCCAGGGGTTGCCCACTCTCATCCATCGGTCGTAGTGCATCATCGTTACTGTCTCCCCTGTTTCCTTGTCTGTTTCCCATGTTGCCTTTCGGTCGGCATCAGCTCCTCGCCTTGGCGATACGCGCGCACTTGCGGTCGTACTCCACGCACTGCTTGGCCTTGGCAGCCAATGTGTCGATCAGCGGAACAACGTCACGGCGCTCTACGCCGCGCAGCTCGGAGCCCATCAGCCAGTACCGACTATTGCGAATCCACTGAATACGGCCCTTATAGGCGGCCTGCAGCTCATGCGGCCAGGGCCGCTTCGGCCTTACCCTGAAATGCGTCATGCCGCCCCCTGCGCCATCAGTTGGCGGCCGTATTCAGCCATACACATCGCGTCCGCAATGCCATCATGCGGCACCCGCTTGCGGCCCGGTGTCAGGTTGATGGAGGGGTAGGCTCGGCGAACGAATGTCACCGCAGCATCCTTATCCTTGGCAGTGCCGGCCAGCACGACTTTCTTCCAAGCCTGCGGAGTAACCAGCCGATAGGGGATGCCCAGCGCCTCACATACACCGATCACCAGCCCGAAGCCCATGCCGAACTTGAAGGTGCTGGAGACGCCTTGCTTGGGCATGGCGTGGACCTTCTCTAGGATTACCGTGTTAATGCTTCGCCCGCGCAAGGAGTTGGCTAGTTCATGGCCATCAATTTCCTTTCCTGTAAGAGGCATGGGTATCGCGTCTGCCGCCCCGCTTACAATGTCGATATAGGCGATACCGCCTGTCTGTCCCGGGTCAATTCCGACGATCATCAATCCTCTCCCATCCGGTGAAATCCGCTAGCCATCAGCTCATCGGCCACGTTCTGAGCGGCTTCCTCGAACTCAATGACCAGTGCATAGCGGTCGCTGAGGCTCATCTGCTGCGACTGAGCGTCAACTGCCGCTGCCCGCGCCCTGGCCAGCCGGGTGCCGGCCTCGCTGGTTATCGTGTGCATGCCACCTGCTCCTTCTCATCGATGAATCGCCAGGCCTTTATCAGCTCGGCCCGCATCTCGCCGTCGAACCTACAAATGGCTCGGCTAATGGTGTCGCGCACGAAGCCCGGCTGGCGGTCGCGCAGCGCCTTGTCGGCATGGATCTGCTGGTGGCAGTCACGGACGTGGCCGTAGATGGGATCGCAGGCTGGCATGACGAACGAGTCCGGCGCCTTGAGACCGGTACCGCCCAGCTGCCACATGCCGATCATGTGGTGAGCTGCAATGCCGGTGGCGGCCCCGCACACGCAGCACGGCAGCGTGCGAACCCACGCCAGATAAGCCTCGCTGCGCCACCGTACCCCGGTCGCTTCCTGTCGGTTGGCACGGCGCGGCTGTCGCTTCTCGCGCTTGCGGGCGATCGGCGCCTTGGCTTTGAGCTCGCTGCGGTTCTGGATCGGGGTCTTCCGCTTGAGGGGTCCGCCGCGCTTCATGCCGGCAGCTCGCGATATTGGTCCGGGCCGATACCCTTGAGGCCGGGGTCGGTCAGGCGGAAACCTTGGCCAGTGAAGAACTCCCAGCACTTGTCGAGGTACTCGGCCTTTTGCTTGGTGTTCATGCCGCGTGTCACCGGGTAGTCGTGGGGCACCTGCATCAGCTCAAGGCGCTGCTCATAGTTGAGCGCCCCCAGCACTCGCCTGCAGGCGTCGCGGTAGTCGTCGCTGTCGCGGCATAGGATCGCCAGGCCGAAGTGATACTTGCAGTGGGCGCGGTACTGCTCTGCCGTCATGTCTCCTTGCTCACTGGCCTGGTTGCACCAGAGGCGTTGAAGGCGGTTCTGGTCGATGGTCCGGCGCTTCTCCCGCTTGCGGACGATGATCTCGATCTCGCCCCACTGTTGGATGGCTTGGGTGATGACGCCCGGGAGCCTCGCCACGGCGGCGAGGGCATCCTGAATGCTGCCGGCGCGGCTGATGTAGGGCTTGGGCTTGCTCATGCCGCGTCCTCCCTGTCGTCTTCGCTCGGCCATACCGTTTCCAGCACGTTCTGGCCGTGGCTGTCGTGCTTATAAACGATGAACAGCTCATCACCGCGACTGACGATGCACTGCGGCCAGCCGGTCATGTCGGCGAGGAATTGCGCTTCATCAATGGCACAGGCCGCGTCAGTGAATCCGCTCACGCCGCACCTCCTGCATCCCAGTCATCGAGCAGGCGATACTCATGCGGCCGGGCACTGGTAGTGCCTGATATCTCGCGACTTGCGATCACCTTCCCATAGCCGCGCAACTCGCGGATGCGCGCACTGATCGCCGCATGGCTGTCCTGTACACCGAAGCGCGTCTTGATCAACTCGGCCAACTCATGCAGCTGCAGCCAGTAAGAGGCATCACGCAGGGCCAGATAGGTCCGGCCCAGCTGGCTGTTCGGATTGTCGAGGCGCCGGCCGCGGCGCGGCGTCATTGTTGTCACAGTCCCCATGGTCATGCCCTCCAGTGGTCTGTTCAGGCCGCCCTGCCGGCGATCCAGTCGATAAAACGCTCGCGTAGCGTCGGCCGCGCCCAGCGCTTCAGCTCGGTGATGGCATAGGCGTAGGGCTGGCCATCGATCTGGCACAGCACCTCGCCGGTAGATGGGAAGAGGCGGTCAGGCGTAATGCCTTGGCCAGCAAGCCGCTCCAGTTCTCGGCGGTTGAAACACTGTCTGGCTGGTACGCTCATGATCAGATCTCCGCCATGGCCGAGCGCTGGGCTGGCTTGGGTTGAGGCTTGGTCGAATCGACCAGCTGGCCGATCTTGGAGTGATCGAGGTCGCCGAATCGGGCATGAGCGAGATTCGCGTGGGCATAGACGGTGCCGACCTCGCCCTCGCGCTGCTTGCCGATGATGATCTCGGCCACACCCTGGTGGAGCTGGTCGTCGGGGAAATAGCGCTCATGGCGGTAGAGGAACAGGATAAGGTCGGCGTCCTGCTCCAGGGCCCCGGACTCGCGCAGGTCGGCCATCATCGGGCGCTTTTCCTGGCGCTGCTCCAGCGAGCGGTTGAGCTGCGACAGCGCGACCACCGGGCAGCCGAGCTCCTTGGCCATGGTCTTCATGGTGCGACTCATCTCGGCCACTTCCTGCTCGCGGCTGCCGTGCTTGCCGTCCGGGCGCATGAGCTGCATGTAATCCACCATTACCACGCCGAGGTAGCCGTAGTGGTCACGCCAGCGCTTCGCCGCGCCACGGATCTGCGACGGGCTCATGGCCGAGCGGTCGTCGACGATCAGTGGGGCATTCTTGAGCCCGTTCACGCCGAGCGGCATCCGGTTCCAGAGCTCATCGGTCATGTGCTTCTTGGGGTCACGGATAGCCTGCAGCGGAACGTCGGCGATGGCGGCCACCATGCGGTTGCGCAGCGCACGGCGGTCCATCTCCATCGAGAAGATCAGCGCGGGGCGATCATCGCGGATGCAGCAGGCGCGCAAGATGTTGAGCATGAAGGCAGTCTTGCCCATCGAGGGGCGGCCGGCGACGAGGATCAGCTGGCCGGGGTGCATGCCCATGGTCCGCCCGTCTAGGTCCGCCAGGCCGAAAGACAGGCCCATAGCCTCCTCCTGGCCGTTCCACTTGCGGTCCATCTCGTCGAGCATGTCCTCGAGGTCGGCGCCCATCGGGCCGGCCTGATCGGCATCGGCGCGCACCAGACGCATCAATCGGCCCTGGGCGTCGTCGACGGTGGTCAGCAGCGGTCTATTCTTGTCGTGCGCCATCTGGCGGATCACTTCGACCTCGCCCACCATGCGGCGGCGGCCGGCCAGGTCGGCCACCACGTCGGCATAGGCCAGGCCATTGAGGGCGCTGGGCGTGTGCTTGGCAATCTCGGCCAGATACGCCAGGCCGCCCACGTCGTCATAGGCCTGGTCATGCTCGAGACGCTCGGAGACGGTGACGATGTCGCACGGCTGGCCAGCATTGCGCAGCGCCACTAGCGCGGACCAGATCACCGCATGCTCGAGGGCGGAAAACTCGGCATGGGTCAGTACGTCAGCCACCCGGTCAATCAGCTTGTTGTCCAGCAAGCAGGCGCCGATGACGCTCTGCTCGGCTTCGTAGCTGTGCAGGCTCATTGGGCAAGCTCCTCGTGGTAGGCCAGTTCCATGATCTTGACGAAGTTCGCCTTTTTCACGACCCAGTCGAGCTTGAACCAGCGATGGTCCTGCATCAGGAATTCGGAGAGGCGGAGGAACTTGAAGAACCGGCCCCACCAGGCGATGCCCTCCTCGCGAGTGGTGTACAGCGGCTCACCGGTCTTCTCGTGCTTGATCGTGAAGCCGGCCTTCCAGCGGGCGGCGAGGTTGCGGGCCCTCTCGGTGCCGGTCCACAGGCTCTTCGCCGGCTGAGGTTTTTCCGGCATGGCCTTGGCCCACAGGTCGATGATGTCCATGTGCGGGCAGTCGGGCAGGCTGGGCTTCTTCGGCTTGGCCCGACCAGGGTTGGCCAGGAAGGCGTTTTTCGACAGATCGTGGAGCGCCATCGGCGACGGCCGATGCGCTATGAATACGTAAGTATTCATATCCATGTCTTTCTGTCTTTTGTGTGTCCCCGTTTTGGTGACGCTTCGTGTCACCTTTTTGGTGACACTGTCACCATCTGGCAGAGAGGCTTTCGAGGGGGCTTTCTTCTCCGGGCGAGAGGTGAAATCCCACTCGCCGTACTGCTTGTTGACGCCGATCTTGCGCCCATCCTCGGAAAGCACAAGCACTCGCATGGCGATCAGCGCGTGCTTGGCCGGGTTGACCTTCTGGCGGGGGATGCCGGTGTCGGCCGCGATCTGCGTATCGGCCAGGGCGTCCATGGTCTTGTTGAACCCATAGGTGCGCCGGATGACGGCATGGATGATGCGCAACTGGGTCAGCGTCACCGGGCAGGCATGAGCGTTGTTCACGACCTCATAGAGCTCATTCGCAATCCGGGTATATCCGTCCTCCAACTGCGGACTCCTTGCCGGCCTATGTGAACTCTCAGGGCCCGGCGTTTGGCCGTCATCGCGACGGTCGGGGAACTGGTAAACATTCTCTGCGGCTGCCATAATTAACTCCTCTGTTGATGAAATAGCCCCGCCCTGGTCGCCACAACCTGCGGGGCTTTTTCATGTTTGGCCTTCGCGATCTGGACTGCGAGGGCCCCGTATTGGGCCAATAAAGCAGGGCCGAAGCCCCGCCTTCTCACACCACGGCGCGCAGCGTGTGCTGCCGCTTTAGGCTGTACAGCTGATCTTTCAGCGGTCCAGCGGCCTCGATCACCTGGTCCAGAAACACTTGCTCGATGCTCGTGCCTTGTCGGCACGCCTCCTGCTCCAGTACCTGCCGCGTCTGCGGCCCTACCATCGCCAGGCTTTTTTCCAGCACTCGCCGATTCATACGGCACTCCCCGGCCCTTCTAGGCCGTGCGTTGTTGGTCCAGTCTTTCGCTAATACGGGCGTCAACGAGGGTCGCCATGAGCGCCGCCAGCATTTCTTCCTGCGCTTGCTCCATCCCTAGGTCCCCCGCTAGACGGGATAGCTGCGCATCCTGTCTGGCCTCTAGCACCTTCATTCCCGCCAGGGTGCATTCACGTATCGCGTGGGCGATCACGCCTTCGTGGTACATCGCGGCTCGCCGCTCCAGGGCGACGAACTCCGCATCCTTCCATCTCACCCGGGTCGGATTGTCCAGGTGCTCGCCTTCCGGCTTGTGGCGCCGGTCGCCTTCGGCTACGCGTGACAGCATGTGGTCAGTTCCTTCTTTGCTGCATGGATGCCGCGGCCTTCACAGGCAGGCGGTTGGGTTGAATGGAGCTTTTCAGGCAGCTGCGTTCGGTGCCTTCAGTTTTCCGCCAGTGATTCGTTCGAGCTCGTACTGGCGAAGGGGCGGCACGCTGTCGCCCCACTGAGTAATTGCGGATGGAGACAGACCGAGCGCCTTTGCCAGGTCTTTCTTCTTGCCTCCGAAATACTGGATTGCATCTGCGGTCTTCATAGGAGCCTCCTGTATGGAACAATTTAAGCATGCTGAACAAAAACCGGCAAGCATGCTGAAAAAGCTTTCAGTTAAGCTCGCTAAAATGAGCATTCATGATCGAGTACAAGAAGCTGTTGAGCAGAGCGGGCTGACGAAAAGCGCGATAGCGAAGAGCTGCGGCGTCAGCCCGTCAGCTGTGACGCAATGGCTCAATGGGGATACAAAAGCGCCAACGGCCGAGAAGCTTCTTCGGCTGGCACGCGCCACAAGGGTCTCTTACACCTGGCTGGTGGAAGGAAAAGGGGTAATGAATGCGACTGATGCCGTGAGCGAAAAGGCAAAGCCTTACATCTCCAGCAACGCCGAAATGCTGGATACGGAGATTGTTGAAGGCGATGAACCGCTGAATCCCGATGAAGTCTGGCTGCCCGTATTTCGCGAGGTCGAGTTTGCCGCCGGCGACGGCGCCACCCAGGTCATCGAAAACCATGGGGCCCGCGAGCGCTTCAGCCTGCCACGCCTGGCCCGTGCTGGCGTGCGACCCGAAAACGCAGCCCTGGCCGTGGCCAGGGGCGACTCAATGCTGTCAGCGATCCATGACGGCGCCACGTTAGGTATCGACAAAGGGTGTCGAACAATCATCGACGGGAAAATATACGCGCTAGACCATGGCGGCATGTTTCGTGTGAAGCGGCTGTATCGCCTGCCCCTCAGTCGCGTACGCGTGGTCAGTGAAAACAGTGACGAGTACCCCGAAGAGGTTTACCACCTCGCCGACCCGGACGCGCCGCGCATCATCGGCAAGGTCTTCTGGTGGGAGAACTTCGACTAAGAAATGCGACAGAGATGGAGGAACGCGATGTATATTCGAGCACTGGCGGTCGCCGCCCTTGTGGCTATACCGATACTAGCCGCCGCACAATCCACCGATGAGAGTTGGACGCCCTCCATGCGGTCAGAGTTTCGCAAAGGCTGCGCAATCGAAATGGAGCGAGCCGGCGTAAATTCATCGAAGGCCTGGCAGTATTGTGACTGCATAACGGATTCTTCAGAGGAGGAGTTCGGCTTAGCAGGCTTCGGATACCTCGCCGCATCCGGCGACCGTAACATGCCAGAGATCACCAGGCGCTCCGAGGATGCCATGAGGCACTGCTTCGAATAAGCCCTTTCAGACCAGATGACCCGCCCTCCGTGGCGGGTTTTTTGTGCTCAAAGCTTAAGTATTCTAAAAATAATTTAAGGAGGATGCTTGACCAATTGCTTTAGCATGCTTAAATTGATCATCACGAACACGGCACAGCCGGTTCATCAACAGGCCCTACTAGGGCTTGCAATGGCCCTACCAGGAATCATCAGGGTCTCGCTCTTTAAATCCGCTAGCAAACCTTCCTCGGGTACAAGAGGCGACAGCCGGCAAGTGCCGAGCTGGCGACCACGTCGCACTCAAGCGAGCTGCTGGGCCATGCCGAGAGGCTAGACCCCAGCAGGTGCGGCAGCACGGCAGAAAGCGATGCCGCGGCGTGGGAATGACGAATGCAACACCTCGCCGGTCGTGTCCACACCAGTAGGGCATAGGGCTACACCGCCGGCGTTGTAATGGCCCGACGACGGCGCGGTAATGCGATTAGCCGCGCTAGCAAAGGGAAGCCCGCGCCCAACACAACGACGATCCGCAACGGCTGTTATCGCATCGGCTTACGCGGCGCTGGGCCACCAGGGCGACGACTGGTGGCACGCAAAACGCTGGCCACCGAGCGCATCGGTGGCCATCGAAGTGTCGGTTGAGAAGGCCGGGAGAGCCCAGCCGTACCCGCAAGGGCAGCCGATACTTCGATGCACAACGACAGGAGAGCACGATGGCAATTGAGATTGAAGAGATCGACTGCAGCGGCAGCCCAATGGCTGTAGCCAAGGGTCATCAAGACCTCGACGAGTTCCGTCGCGACTACGCCGGCATGTTCGGCGCCGACCTAGCTGACCTGGATCAGCCGCGACACACCTACATGCGAAAGACGCCGTCGAAGGATGGCTATAACTCGTGGATGACTGAGTGCCAGCCCGGTCGAGGCGCTTTTCCGGCCACCGTCATGGGTCCGATGTAAATCACACCGCGCCACGGGCGTAGAGGAGGAGAGATGAGTAAGCCAATCGGGTTAAGCGAACTCATTGCCGAGATTGGCAATGAGCGGCTAATGATGCAGCCCATAGATCAATCATTGGTCAGCATGAATAAGCGCAAAGATTACAACGAAATAGCATTCGCGACGGAACAAGACTTTGACCTGAACGGGACGAGCCAATTTGGGATGGTCATATGGGTTGACCGGGATGAGCTTACTAAGGCTAGGGATAAGCTTCTGGCCGACTGAGCACCACGCGATCCGCTGCGACAGTGCAGCCCAGCGCCCCGGCAGAGGCCAGAGTATCTGCCCATCGGAGAGGGCGCTGGAGGTATCTAGGCGTAATGGCCGTGACCCGTTGAGGGCGTCCTCTCCGATGCCCCGCATCATCCCCGAATGATCCCTGCGTTGCCCGGTCCGCCGGGCTTTTTTACGCATCGGTATGCACGTTGCAGCGTCGGTCTAGCTCGCCGACACGCGAGGCTGAGCCCCTCGCGGCGCCGGCAGTGTGCATACCCATGCGATGGCGCATGACTCGAATTTTGCCCTCTCCGGAGGGCTTCTTTTTGCCTGGAGTTCGCCATGACAGCCGACAAGAACCTAGCCCCAATCACCAAATATCAGGACAGCAGGGCAAATGATCAGCGCGCGGCAAGCATCTACGCCCGCCGCCGTGAGATCGACCAAAAGCACGCCGACATGAAACTCGAGCGAGAACTCAAGGAGTGGCAATGAACATCTTCCGTGAATCAGCCCTGTGGCTGGTCGGCATGCTGCCCCAGCCCGCGCCTGAGTGGGCGATAGGTTCAGCAGTAATGATCGGCATATTCATGGTGCTGGCGGCCATGCTGGCGATTAGCGGGGCTTTCGCCTGGCTGTTGAGCAGGAGCGCGCCATGAGCCTTGAGGTCGCATACCGACTGCTAGTAAGCGAGTTGCTAGCAGACAGGGATAGCGCCGAAGACGTGGCGCTGATCGAAAAGCAGGTCTACCGAGTTCGCATCGAGCGCGTGCCCACCGAACAAATACCGGAGGTCGTTGATGAACATCTCAGCACGACAGCATGAGCTGCTGGCCGAAATCCAGAGGCTGGCGATTACTGCAGGCATTCAGACTCAGCAGCGTGCAGTTCATGACGTCAGATCCTGCTGCAACGAGCGTGGCCACTACCTCTGCAGCGACGTAACCATCCGAAAAAGCGGCGAGATTATCGGCAATCCATCTCACGAGACGCGCGTGATGATTTGCGCCGATGGCAGCGACGCGCCAACCGAGGGATGGGATGAAAGAGACCGCACCCTGACTCAGCAACGTGACGAACTCGCCGACTGGATCGCCGCCAACCGCAAGCAGGAGGCCGCATGAAGTCCACCACCATCGATCCCCGCTGCGTCCTGACGCCTCGCGCCCAACGGGCATACGACGCCGTACAAGACGGCAACTCCGACGCCGTGCAGTCGTTCGCCGAGCATCTGGCCGAGGAAGGCCTGTTGGGTGCCGGCTCAGCCGAGCTGCCCATTGAACTCACCGTTGGCCATCTGGTGGAACGCTATATCCAGACAGCAGACGGTATTGCCGAGTTAAAGGCCTGGGCCATGGCCGTCGCCGAAGAACCCGCCGCTAACCTCGCGGCATAGAGATGGAGCATGGCATGAACGACCAGCCCACTCCGGTCTATCCGGAATACCACAAAGACGGCGTCCGGTTTCAGCTCTACAGCGACGGAACGGTCATGGCATGGACCAAAGACCTGGAGCCGCGAGAGATCGGCAAGTTGTCCGTAAGCGGTGAGGACCGCCCCTGGATTCCGAAGCACAAGAACTTCAACAGCCTGTGCCGGCAGATGTTTCGGGAAGGTGATGTTGACGACCTGGTGGCCGAGCAGCGCCGCATTTCGGACGCCCGCAGTATGAAGCGCAAGGCAGGCGAGGAGCTTTACGAGGCACTGATCGACATAGTCACCAGCTACGAGGCGCTTGGTGCGCCGCTTCCGATGGCGCGAGAAGTAGAAGTAGCGCTCGACGCCCTGGCCAAGGCCCGCGGCGAGAAATGAGAAGGCCCTGTCCAGGGTGAGAGCTGGGCAGGGCCGGATGATCCACGAGAAATGAATCAGCAGGGAGATTACCACATGAACGCACTCACACGACAAGGCAGTAACGGATTTGCCATGCAGCCGCAGAGTTTGGATGAGGCCATGCGCCTCGCGAGCATGCTGGCCCATAGCAACATGGTGCCCAAAGCCTATCAGGGGAAAGAGCAGGACACGCTGGTGGCGATGATGATGGGCTCCGAGCTGGGCCTGAACCCCATCCAATCACTGCAGAACATCGCGGTGATCAACGGCAAGCCGGCCATCTATGGCGATGCCCTCCTCGCCCTGGTGCAAAGCCATCCCCGCTTCGGCGGGCACGAAGAGAGTTTTGACGATGCCAGCATGACCGCCACCTGCACCGTGTGGCGCAAGGGGGATGGCAACTCCCATACCGTCTCGTTCAGCCAGGCCGACGCCGAGAAGGCCCAGCTGTGGGGCAAACAAGGCCCTTGGCAGACCTACCCCAAGCGCATGCTGATGTGGCGCGCCCGCGGCTACGCCCTCCGCGACAAGTTCGCCGACGCCCTGGGCGGCCTGATCACTGTCGAGGAGGCGCGCGACATTCCCGAGGAGCGCGACGTCACTCCGCAGCGCCCGGCGCGTCAGGAGCCTGCCGCCCTGCCTCACTACCCGGCCGAGGCGTTCGACGCCAACTTCCCGAAATGGCAAGACGCCATCGAGGCCGGCAAGGCAACGCCCGAACAGATTATCGCCAAGGTCAGCAGCAAGGCGCCGCTGACTGACGAGCAGAAGCAGCAGATCCAGAACATCGCCCAGGAGGCCGCATGATCACGCACACCGTTCGTCAAGGCACTGAGGACTGGCACGCCCTGCGCGCTAACCACTTCACCGCCAGCGAAGCCCCGGCGATGGCTGGGGTCAGCAAGTACACCACCCGCGCCGAGCTGCTCAAGCAGAAATACAGCGGCGAGATACCCGAAGTCAGCGCCGCTCAGCAGCGGCTGTTCGACAAGGGCCATGCCGCTGAAGCCGCCGCACGCTCTATCGCCGAGGAGATCATCGGCGAGGAGCTCTACCCGGTAACCGGTACCAGCGACGAGCATCCGCACCTGCTCGCCAGCCTGGACGGCTGCACCCTACTCGAGGACGTGATCTGGGAGTGCAAGCTCTGGAACCAGGGGCTGGTCGCCGCCGTACAGGCCGACGATCTGCCGGAGCACTACCGGGTGCAAATGGATCAGCAGCTGCTGGTCTCGGGTGCTGAAAAGTGCCTGTTCATGTGCACCGACGGCACACCGGAGAACACGGTGTTCTGCTGGCACTACCCGGACGAGGCGCGCTTCAAAAAGCTACTCGCTGGCTGGGACCAGTTCCGCGAAGATCTGGCCAGCTACCAGCCAACCGAGCAGAGCGTCGCGCCTCAGGGCGAAGCGCCCGAAGCGCTGCCGACGCTTAGCATCGCACTGGACGGCGCAGTCACCGCCAGCAACCTGCCCGACTTCAAGGCCCGCGCCCTGGCGATGATCGACGGCATCAAGACCAAGCTTGTCAACGACAAAGACTTTGCTGATGCCGAGTCCACGGTCAAGTTCCTCGACAAGGGCGAGAAGCAGCTCAAGACCAGCAAGCAGGCAGCGCTAGAGCAGACCGCCAGCATCGCCGAGGTCTTCGCCACCATCGACGAGCTGACCGAGACCATGCGCCAGAAGCGCCTCCACCTGAACAAGCTGGTGAAAGCCGAGAAAGAGAACCGCCGGCTGGAAATCCAGCAGAAAGCCAGCCAGGCGTTCGACGCCTTCCTCGCCAAGCTGGACTGTCCGATCGAGCCATCGCACAGCCTGAACATCGCTGCCGCCATGAAGGGCAAGAAGACCATCGCCACCCTGCAGGCCGCCGCTGAGGACGAGGTTTCCCGGGCCAAGGTCGAGGCCCAGATGATAGCCAGCCAGATCAACGAGAACCGGGCGCTGCTCGGGCGAGAGCAGGGTGAGTACGGCTTCCTGTTCGCCGACTGGCGCGAGCTGATCCAGAAGCCCGCCGACGACCTCACGGCCACCATCAAGGCGCGCATTGCCGAGCACCGGGAAATCGAGGAGAAACGCCAGGACGACGAGCGCGAGCGGATCCGTCAGGAAGAAGCGGAGAAGGCCCAGATCAAGGCGGCCAAGGCCGAGGAGACCAAGGTGGAGTCACGGCCCCCCGAAGACCCTCGCTGGCCCATCGACACCAGCCGTATCAGCCAGGCCGCGAGCAACTTCCAGCGCGGCAGCGACGTCGCCCAGCCGGAGACGGTCGAGATCACCCGCAAGGAATACGACGCCCTGCTAGCCGCCCGCGCCAAGCTCGACGCCCTCGAAGCTGCCGGCGTGGATAACTGGAGCGGCTACGACGACGCCATGGCCCAGCTCGAGGCTGCCTAATTACCCACCCAGGGGCCAAACGCCCCGCTTCACCTCACCCTAAGAGGCAATCCCATGTCACACCCCACGGACGTGACCAGGTTCTTCGAGGACCTGGACGGCGGCGTGCTGGCCGAACGGCTGGGCACGATCCTGAGTCATGCAGCGGCATCCGCCACCGACAACCCCAAGAAGAAGGCCAAAGTCACGCTGGACCTGACCGTCGAGAACATAGGTTCCGGCAGCCAGGTCAGCGTCCTGCATAAGTTGGCTTTCAAGGTTCCGACCGCCCACGGCACAACCGCCGAGGATCACACCACAGAGACGGTGATGTACGTCAACCAGGGCGGCGAAATGACCCTGGAGCCCAAGAACCAGATCGACATGATCGGCCACCCCCACCGCCAGAAGAAGGACCAGGAAGCATGATGAATAAAGACGCACTCCAGCATCTCGAGCAGTCCCATAAGACCGGCACCGAGGTCGCCGGGGGCCATGCCCTGATCCTGGGCAGCGAGTTCAAGCTCGCCGACCTGGAGAAGTTCCAGGATCACCGCCGGCGGTTCCGCGGCCAGTTCGACACCGAAGGCCTGACCGCCTTCACCGCCTATGTCGGCGAGCGCTCCCGCGAGGGCGTACCGGTATTCATCGACCGCGAGCGTATGGCGGCCCGCTGCTACATCGACATCGGCGAGCAGGCGCGCGCCGGGCACTGCGAGCACGTCGCCACCCTCACCCTGCCCAAAACGCCCGAGTTCAAGGCCTTCAGTCGCGCCAACGCCAGCACCTTCGACCAGGACGACATCGTCGAGCTGCTCGAGGACTGGGGCCACCTAATGGAGTTCACGAACAGCGAGGGCGAGATCCTGGAGTACCGCAAGGTGCTGCACGCCTTCCGCAAGGTGTCGATCGATGACCTGACCAGCATCGACAGCGAGAAGCAGGAGCACAGCTCCCAGGTTGGCGTCATGAGCAAGGTCACGGTGAAGCACGCCGACCGCCTGCCCACGGTGATCACTTGGCGCTTCGCCCCCTACGACGGACTGGAGGAGCGCGACTTCGCCATGCGCGTGGCCACCATCACCAAGGGCGGGCCGAACTTCCGGCTGCGCGCCATGGCGCTGGACGCCACCGAGAAGGAGATCGCCCGGGAGTTCGCCGAGAAGATCGAGGGCGAACTGGACAGCTGCGAATGCCTGCTGGGCACCTTCAGCCCCTAACCCACCGCCGGGCCCTACGGGGCCCGCTCATTTCCCAGCAGAACAAGGAGGCCTGCATGGCGTTCACGCACAATCCAAAGCCTGCTGATGAGAGGTTCTTGGAAAAGGTGTCCGTCGATGAGTCGGGGTGCTGGCTCTGGAATGGGTATGTCGATCGCAAGGGGTATGGGGTTTTCGGCGTCAGTAGCAAGGAAACCCACAAGGCCCACCGGTACAGCTATCGACTCCATGTTGGCGAAGTACCTGAAGGCAAGCAGCTGGATCATCTGTGCCGGGTTCGCCACTGCGTCAATCCTGATCACCTGGAGCCCGTGACGAATCGCGAGAACACGATTCGTGGCGTGAAGGCTCGGCCGCGCGCAACGCACTGCAGGCGCGGACACGAATTCACTCAAGACAACACCTACTACCACCCAAAGACCGGGCGACGGGAATGTCGCGAGTGCCGCCTGGCGGCGTTCCGCCGGAACAGAAAGAGGAAAAGCTAATGGCTTCACGCGGCGTCAATAAGGTCATCCTGATCGGCAATCTGGGACAGGACCCGGACATACGCTTCCTGCCTTCCGGCAACCCGGTTGCCAACCTGCGTATCGCCACCACTGACAGCTGGACTGATCGCCAGAGCGGTCAGCGCCAGGAGCGCACTGAGTGGCACACTGTGGTGCTGTTCAACAAGCTGGCAGAGATCGCCCAGCAGTACGTCAAGAAGGGGTCGCGGATCTACGTCGAAGGCCGCCTGCAAACGCGGAAGTGGCAAGCCCAGGACGGACAGGACCGCTACTCGACCGAGATCGTCTGCAACGACATGCAGATGCTCGACTCGCGCAACGGCGACCAGGGTCAAGGGAATAGCCCCCAAGGCGGATATGGCCAGAATATACCCCAGCAAGGCTATCAGCAGCCACCGCAGTACCCTCCGCAAGGCCAAGGCCAGCAGGGGTATCAGCCGCCGCCGGGCGGGCAGGTGCAAGGAGGTCAACAGCAACAACGCATGAACCAGCCACCGCAGCAAGGCAATAACTACGGTGCGCCCAACCCCGGCGGCTTCGACGACTTCGACGACGAGATCCCTTTTAACTGACGCCCGACCGGGGCGCACTGAAATACCGGCAACCCTTTCGCATCATCCAGCCGAAACCGTGGCGGCTCGCCAGGACGGGCGCGGCTGGTGGGTCACTAATACCAGTATCCACTGAGCAGCCAAGACGGACCGCACTCCCTGCCCTACCCCGTCACCATTCCGGCAAAGAGGTCGGAGTGTCGGGGCGAGCGGAACCGCATTGCGGAAGGTTCGGGCAAGGCCGGCCACCCCACGAGACGGGGCCCTTCCCCTCCAAGAGGTATTCACTATGTTGCGAAACACTGGTGCCGTGATCGGCGCCATCGCCCTGCTATTGCTGGTCATCGCCGGCGGCTGGGCCTTCCGCTACTTCACGGCCGAGACACGCGGCATCGTCAACGCTGAGGAGCAAATCGAGTCGGCCGGCTCGCGTATCACCAACTACGAGCACTTCTACGACCTCTGCGCCGCCGTGCAGGGTCATGAAGACGCCCTAGCTGCTCAACGCCACGCCCTGGCGAACGCAGAGGGCGACGAGGCCGAGCGGATCCGCGCCAACGTGGCAGGCCTAGAGGCGCAGCGCAATCGCGCCATTCGCCGCTACAACGCCGACGCCCGCAAGGCTTACACACGCGCCCGCTTCCTGGGCGAAGACCTCCCCCGTGAAATCTCGACACAAGAGGACCGCACCCAATGCGCTTACTGAAAACTACGCTCGCCGTCTCTCTCGCCGTCCTGACTCTCGCCGGATGCAAAGAGGGTCAGTCCAACACTCGCGCTGACGGCGCCAAGACTCAAGAAAGCATGATGCAGCGCGCCCAGTCCCAGACGCCCGTGCCCCAAGTATCCAATTTTCTAACGCGGGACGCGGTGGCTAAGTGGATGCGCCGCATGGATACCCCCGACAAGACCTTCTATGTCTACCTGATGGGCAATAACGGGCAGCAGATCGGCTACTACGTCGCACAGACGCGGCCGATAAGCAACTGCACGCTGATGACGCCGCCGGACAAGCTGCATTACTGGTCGGGATCGGCCGGCCGGGCTGCCGCCGTGACACAGGCACCCAGCCTGGATGGCGTCTATAGCACCGGCGGCTGCGACAGCTACTTTTTCTTCGACGCCGCGACGGACGCCTATATCGAGATACAGGGGCTCAACTTCTTCGTCGCCGATCAGCCGCTGGCAATCGAGGCAGAGCCTATTCGCGTCAGCGCCCAGTAACAATTTCATCGACGCCCCGCTCGGCGGGGCCACCACCGGCCCACGGGCCAAGGAGCGAGAGATGACCACGCCGACACCGATCAACGACGAACGCCTCACGCCGGACATGCAGCGCATACGTTCAGGCTCTGCCCAGCTTTTTCGCAGGGACTACGGCGATCGCCAGTTCACCAGCCACGACAACGCAGACGTGGTCCTACAGCCGCCTGAGCGCCACCTCTTTGCCGAGCTGATTGATGGGGCGTGGCACTGGGTCAACGGCTGCGCCGAGTGCAATGGGAAAGAGCGCGACTGGATGACGTACATCGAGTGCGAACAGCACAACGTTTGCCGCACCTGCCAGACGCCGCGCAGCCAGATCGCCGGCATCCCCTGGGGCGGCAAGCACGGCTGGCAGTGCAAACCGTGCGCTGACAGGGAGCACGAAGCGGAAAAAGCGCGGGCATTGGCGGCAATGCCAAACGAACACCACGAAGTGGATTACTGGAACGAGGACACCCCGAGGTGCCCCTACTGCAACTACGAGCTTCACGTCGAAAGCGAGGACATAGGCGGGATGCTGGATCGCGCACAAGAGGAAGAGTGCTCGCGCTGCGACAACACATTCAAGATCGAGGCCGAATGCAGCATCAGCTACACGACCCGGAGAAAGGAGGCCGACGCCGCATGAACATGATGCTCGCCATCGCCTCAATGATCAGCGCCACCGCTCGGGACTGGTCGGTGCCTGACCAGTTCAGCACACCGCCGCCGCCACCAATACCGCACGCACAGGGCGGCAGCATCAAGCGCCACCAGCGTTCAGCAAAGAAGCGTAAGGCCCGGCGACGGGCCAAGCGCCTCAACCACTTCTGATAGCCCCGCCAAGTGCGGGGCTTCTTGTTTCTGGAGAGAACATGACCAAGCGCTATTTCAAGATCACTGAGTTGACTGCCGGCAACCGGCTGCACGACGAGCAGGGCTACACCGACCCCATCGAAGCACTAAAGGTACATTTGCGGAATAAGCGGGACTTCCATAACGCCGCCCAATCGTTCGCCAAGTCGCTAGGTGGCTCGGCCGTCAATAGCTCAGGAATGACCCGCATTTCGATGCATGGCGTCTACTTCGATGGGCACCCCGAACACCCCGAGCTTTGGACCAAACCCGACCCCAAGGCCCGCTTCTCCCAGCGGCCCCGGGTCAAAGGTGCCCGCCAAGTGAAGGGCGACGAGCTCAAGCAGGCCCACAAGGCGCTGCTGAAACGCTGGGAAGAAGAGAGGCCTGAACCGCTGGAAATGGACGACCAATGGCTGTGCGCTGGATACGCCACGGCCGATCTGATGTTTTCGGGAGGCGGCATGGCAATGGATCTGGAAAACGGGCTCCTTTACGTGTCCGCCTCTCAGCCGCCAGAGCGAGGCGCTGAATACGTTGAGATCACCGGCGGCGAGTATCAAGAGGCCGAAGCACGGTCCCGCGAACAGAACGCCAAAGATTACCTGTAGATTTTCGCAGCCTGCGGGAGCGGGCCAGAAAGAGCTTTATCCAGGCCACCCATCGCGGTGGCTTTTTCATGCTAGGGAGAAACCCATGCGAGACACGATCCTGTGCCTGTGCGACCTGACGGGCACCATGGCCGAGCCTTGGGTGTCAGCGGGCTACCGCGCCATCCTCATTGACCCGCAACACCCCGAAGGAGTCCATCAGGAGGGCCGAGTGATCCGTGTCGGACATGTCATCGACCATCCCGAGGCGTGGAGGGTGGTCCGCGAGAATCTGCACCGATTGGCGTTCGTCGCCGGCTTCCCGCCCTGCACGGATCTGGCGGTCAGCGGTGCTCGCTGGTTCCCGGTCAAGCGCGAGGCGGACCCCGCTTTCCAGTTCAAGGCCATGCAGGTGGTCTGGCAGTGCCACGTCATCGGAGAACTGAGCGGCGCCCCGTGGTTTGCCGAGAATCCGGTCAGCCAGATAGCTACCTACTGGCGCGCGCGAGACCACTTCTTCCACCCATGGTGGTTCACTGCGCTCGAAACGTCCGACAACTACACCAAGCAGACCTGCCTCTGGGCGGGGGGTGGATTCGCCATGCCAGAGAGCTGCCCGCGGCCGGAAGTCCAATCCGCCGTCGATGCCGTTATGTCGCGCTATGGCCGCATGGTCCCCATCAAGCGCTTGCGAGACGACGGCGCCGAGAGCTGGGTCCTCGACCACTACCCCGACAACAGAATCCACTTCGCCAGCCCCGGCGTAGAGCGGGCCAATATGCGTAGCGCCACCCCGCGCGGATTCTCGATGGCGGTTTTCGAGAAACACCGCCCGGCCGCCAGCATCAAGGAGGCTGCATGACCCACACCAAGCCACAGGAGCGACTTCTCACCTCGCTCAAGCGCGGCCAGAAGGTCCAGTACCTGATAGGGGGGGGCGGCTCATGGATGGCACGCCCATTCATACCCGCACCGTGCAGTCACTGGCCAGCCGAGGCGAGATCGAGCCCGCCGGTACCGACCTGCTCGGCGATCGAGTGATCTGTTACCGACTATCTGAGGCCGACCACTGAGCGGCCTTTCTTCTTTCTGGAGGCACCATGAACCAAGCACTCAAGGCATCACGCTGCCAAATGACAGACCCGCTGCCGGGCAGCGATCCGGCTTATGAGCAACTGGTGGAGCGCAACGAGGAGCTGGCCGCGGCCAACGAGGCTCTGGCCAGCGAGAACGAGCGCCAGGCGGCGATCATCGAGCAACAGAAAGCGGCCATTCGCATGGCGAGGGGGATTTGATGGCGATGGATCAGATGTATACCGACACCCTGCGAGAGCTGGAGCGGATCAAGAAAGACCTCGACCGGCTAGAGGCGACTCTGGCATCGGTAACAGCAGAGCGAGACGAGTACCGCCGGCTATCCGATTCTTATAACGATCTTTGGCACAAAACAAAGGACCGGAATGACGCTCTGAACACCCTGCTTCGCGAGTCCGAAGAAGAGCTTGCACACACTCAGGCCCAGCGAGATGCAGCCATCCTGAGAGCGCAGCGGGCCGAGGATGGAGAGCAGGCGCTGGCGGCGCATGTGGAGGCTCAGGCCACTGAGCTTTCCGCTTGCCAGTCAGTCCTCTATCAGCTCGCGAGGGATGGCGAGGTTACACCTCAGTACGCTGATGACGCGAAGCGAGTTCTTGCGCAGAAGCCGCCAACCTCCCTCGCGCAACGCGATACGGAGAAGGTTCGTCAGGGTCGCGCGGAGGCGCTGGCAATTATCATGGAGCTGGACGCCGAAGAAGGTCTTGACGACTACATCACCAGCCGCCCCATCGGCGACACCGGCGACTACGGCTTCGAGTGGGAAAAGGATAAGCTCGCCGCTCTCTTACACACCGATGACAGCGTGTGGTCGCTCCAGAGCCAGGCAGATGGCGAATACTGGCACAACCTGGGGCTTCGCGAGCATTTCGAGCAGTTTCGAGAACGCCTGATCGCCGAGAAGCAGGACGAGGCCGTCAGCGCTGCCTGCGCCGCTGCCATGCCCGGCCCATGCAATCCTCCTGACGACCCGCCGGCTGGGTTCCAAGAGTTCTGCGAGGGCGTTGCCGAGGTTCTCGAGGCCCATAGGCGCCTGCGCCGCCAAGCAGAAGGAGAAAGGCATGATTGATACCACTGTCAGCGTGACGACGCGCTTTAACGCCGACGAAATACGGCAGACCGTGATCGATTCCCAGGCGCCAGATCATCGTCAGGCCATGGCCGAACACATCATGCAGCTCCGCGATGAGGGAGTGCGAAACGCCTTGACCGAGCTTGGCTGGGCTACGCCGGAGCAGATAAAAAAGCTCCGAGAGGATAGTGACGACATCGAGCGCCATTTCATCGACAAGACAAACGCCCTTCTGTCTCTTCTGAGGCGAATAAATTCTGAGTGGAATGCACGCGACCAGTTCAGCGACGAGTGGATTGAGCGGATGGCGGACATCATCGGGGAGGCGCCTGACAATGCTCTCGCCAAGCACGATGCGGAAAAGCGGGCAGAAGGCGCGGAAGCTGTGCGTGACCGGCTACGCGAAAAAGCGAACGCGGCCCGCGTTTCCAAAAATCCGGCCAATTCAGATTTCTACCGCCGATGCGCCAATGTCGCCGGCCACAAAGCCGGCGACTACCGCCGCCAGGCCAAGGAGGCATTATGAAGCTGCTGCCCTGTCCCGAGTGCGAAACGACGCACTTCATAAAGCCACAAGGTGATCATCATCTAGTATGCGCCAGGTGCGGATTCAGAGCGCCCAATGAGCCAAGCCGATGGAACGAGAAGGTCGAAAGGCAGGAAGGGAGATAGTGATGATTAAGCGCTTGAAGCTGGCCGCGTGCGTGCTTCTCAACCGCCGTATATCAGAACTTGCGGGGGCTGCAGTCATGGTCAACAAGGCCATGGCGAACGGGAGGGTGTCTTGCACGGCCCGGCTGATGATGCTGGATGGCACAGTTCGTGTCGTGAAATATCGCTTGGTGGCATACACCGAAGAAGCCGACTGACCGTTATCGACATACCGATATTGAGACACGCCGCCCCTGGGCGGCTTTTCTGTTTCTGGAGGACGATATGCCCCATGACCGCCTACTCCCCCTGCACGAGCTCGAGCGCAAGGTGGGATTCAAGAAGAGCAAGATCTACGACTGGATCGCCAACGGCGCCTTCCCGCCGGGGAAGCTGATGCACGGCAAACGCCTGTGGCTCGAGTCCGAGATCGACGCCTGGATCGCCGCCGAATGGCAGAAGGCGTCCTAGCCTTCCTCGCCGCCCTCCTTGGGCCGCTTCAGCCGGTCCAGATAATCCGCCCACCACTGCATCATCTCCTTCCTCGTGTCCATGTGCTGAGCGTGGTTGTAGCTCGCGCGCACCTTGTTCGATGGTGCGTGAGCCAACTGCCGCTCGATCGCGTCCGGGCTCCAGCCTTGTTCGTTCAGAACGGTCGAGGCTGTCGCCCGGAAACCATGGGCCGCGAACCTCCCCTTCCCGAAGCCCATTCGGACCAGCGCCTGGTTGATCGTCGTGTGATGGATCGGCTGGCGAGGGTTCTTCATGCCGGGCAGCAGCAACTCCCCTCCCCCTGTGTACTCTTTCAGCTCCTTGAGCTTCTCCACCGCCTGCTTGGAAAGCGGCACCAGGTGAGGCCGGCGCATCTTCATGTCGGCTTCCGGGATGCGCCAGATAGCATCCTCCAGGTCCACGTCGGCCCAGCGCCCGCGGCGCAGTTCGACGGTGCGCACCATGGTCAGCAGCAGTAGCTCGATGGCGAGCCGTGTCGTGCGGTAGCCGCCGAACACCTCGAGCTGGCCCAGCAGCACGCGCAGATCCTTCTCGGGCAGTGCCGTGGCGTGCTTCACCTTTGGCCGTGACACCGCGCCCTTGATGAACGACGCCGGATCGGTGTCGGCCTGCAGGTTGATGATCCCGTAGCGGAAGATGGCGCTCACCCACTGCCGCAGCAGCAACGCGACGGACGGCGCGCCCCGCTTCTCCACGCCGCGGATCAGGTCGAGCACGTCGGCCGCCTCCACCTCGCGGATCGGCTTGTCGCCGAAGGCGGGATAGATGTCGTTGTCCAGCCCCTTCCGCACCTGGCCCTTGTAGTAGGCCGTCCACTCGCCGGCGCGATCCTCGAGCCACTTCTCCGCGACGTTGCGGAAGGTCTGCGCCTGCTCGGCCTGCCGGGCCTGCTTGTCACGTTCAGCCTGGTCGCGCGGATGGATTCCGCGGGCGATCAGCTCCCGACCCCACTCCCGATGTTCGCGGGCCGGGCCGAGCTTCACCTGTGGATAGTCTCCGATGGTCCACATGTTGGCCTTGCCATCCAGGCGGTATCGGAGGCGCCAGACCTTGCGGCCGGACGGGCGCACCTCGAGGCACAGGCCGTGCCCGTCAGCGATGCGGTAGAGCTTCTCGCGCGGCTTGGCGTTCCGCGCCTTGGTATCGGAGATCGGCAT